CTACATTCGCCAAGTATGACATGTTATACAGAAACCTAATAGTAAATGGGGTTCATATTGGTAAGGTAAAAAACACAATTGACGCAACTCATCTTCAATTGTTTAAAAATGCAAATGTAGCTGTTACGGCACAGAATTTTAGATATTCAAACCCAGCAGATTTGGTAGTGAGGTTTAATGAGAATGCGATTAAGGCATCCGTAAAAAACTTAATTTTAACTATGAACTATGAGAGACCATTTCATCCAGAAATAGGTTCTCAAGTGAATTCCCTATTGTTTGAACCAGCTACTCCGCTACTTAGCGCAGTTTTGGAAAGAACAATCAGACATACAATAGACAACTTTGAACCAAGAGTTACTTTAAATAATGTATCTGTTAAAATCAATCCTGACAACAATAGTGCTGGAGTAACTATTATGTTCACGATTTTAAATACACAGACTCCCCAAACTCTTAATCTAGTACTAGAGAGAACACGATAATGGCAATCGACAATAACAGAATAAATGTAGCCGAGTTAGACTTTGACAATATTAAGGAAAATCTTAAAAACTTTTTCCGTGGACAAGATCAATTTAAGGACTACGATTTTGATGGTTCTGGTCTTTCCGTTCTTATGGATGTATTGGCATATAATACTCACTACAATAATCTTTATACCAATTTGGCAATCAATGAATCGTTTTTAGATTCAGCTTCAAAAAGAGCCAGTGTTGTATCTCTTGCCAAAATGCTCGGTTATGTTCCTCGTTCTGCTACTTGCGCTCGTGCTATTGTTGATGTAAGAATTGTTTCTCCAACTTCAACACCTACAGTTACTACTCTACCAGCGTATCAACCTTTCGAAACAATCGTTAATAAAACTCAGTATACATTTTACAATTTAGCTGACTATACGACTGGCAATGGCGCCAATGGATATGTGTTCTCTGCTGTTGAATTGGTTGAAGGTACTCCACTATCTTTTAAATATACGGTATCTCCAGGTCAAAGATTTATTATCCCAAACGCTAATGTTGACTTATCAACAGTTCGTGTAACAGTTCAAGACAATGCATCTTCAGGTAACTTTGTCACATACTCACTAGCCAAAAATATTATCAATGGTATAGATTCAACAACTCTTGCATACTTCGTTAAAGAAATTGATAATGGATTAATGGAAATTTATTTTGGTGATGGGATTTTAGGTAAGTCATTAGTCAATGGTAATGTTGTAACCATAAACTACTTTGTTTCTAGTTTAGGTTCTCCAAATGGGGCAAGATTGTTTAATTACAATGGAGCAACTTTACTTGGCGGATCTGTAAATATCTCGACGAAATTAATCGCCACTGGTGGTGGTGCTTCAGAAAGTATTGAGAGTATTAAATTTAATGCACCACGAGCATATGCTGCTCAAAATCGTGCAGTTACTCCTGAAGATTATAAGGTTCTTATTACATCAAATTTCCCACAAGCAAAATCAGTTTCTGTTTGGGGTGGTGAAGATAATTATCCAGCGATCTATGGAAAAGTTTATATTTGCGTAAACCCAACTGACGCTGACAAATTAACCAATCTTCAGAAGAACTATATTTTAAATACTGTTCTTAATAAGAAGAATATGGTTTCTGTAACTCCAGAAATTTTAGATCCAGAGTTTATTAATATTGCATTGAATGTTACTGTAAACTATGATCCATTCAAGACAAACAAAACACCTAGTCAAATACAAAGTATTGTTACTAATGCAATTTTTAATTATGATGATTCTGATTTACAAAAATTTGATGGGGTATTCCGTCACTCAAAATTAAGTCGTTTAATCGACACAGCAGACCAGTCAATCGTTAACAATACAATGACTGTTCTTCTTCGCAGAAAAATGATCGTTAAGTATAATGTTTCTGCGCAGTATATTTTAAATATTATCAACCCACTGTACAACTCTGGTATTGCTGAGGGTGCTATTTACTCTACTGGATTCTATATTCACGGTAGTGAAACAATTCACTATATTGATGATGATGGTGCTGGTTATATCCGTTTGTATACATTAGATGAAAACTATCAAAAAAATATTGCAGACCCGACTATTGGAACTGTTAATTATTCAAAAGGTTATATTGAAATTAACAATTTGTGGATAACAGATCTTGCTGATGTGGATTTTGAGATCTCAATGAAACCTCAAGCCAATGATGTTGTATCTGCATTACATCAAATTGCTGAAGTTGCTCGTGACCATTTAACTGTTAATGTCATCGCTGACAAATCTGCTTCTGGTGACTTAGGTGCTGGATTCAACTACACATTTACTCCAATTAGACCATAATGAGATTAGCAACATCCACCCTAGTTCCGTCTCAAGTACCTGAGTTTGTTAGGTCAGACTATCCCACATTCATTGCTTTTATTGAAGCATACTATGAATATTTGGATAGTCAGGGTGTTGACCTTTTATCTACTCTTGATTTAGATAAAACTCTTGATAATTTTATTCAATACTTTAAAAAAGAGTTAGGTGCTGCATTACCAAAAGAACTTAAACTGGATGAAAGATTTTTATTACAACATATTAAAGATCAATATCTCGCGAAAGGTTCAGAAGGTTCGTTTAAACTTCTATTCCGTTTACTCTACAATAAGAGCGTAGAGGTTGGATATCCAGGTCAACAAATGCTTCGTGCGTCTGATGGTAGATGGAACCAAGATATCTCCATGTTCATCAAGGTAGATCTCGGTACACCTGATATGATTGACGGAAAGTTGGTTGATGTTGTTCAACCAAATAGAACTTTTAAGGTTCTTGTAGATCGTCGTCAGTATGTTGAGATTGAAGTTGACCGAGTGGTTCAGTTATCTGACACTACTTATGAAATCTTTATTGATAGAAGATTCTTCGGTGATATTAAAGTTGGAGATATAATTCGATACAAAGAAGTATTCTCTGCAACTATTGTATCTACAACATCATCATTAACAATTTTAAACAAGGGAACTGGTTTTAGACTGGGTCAATTGTTTGAATTAAAAAATGGTGGTGGTGTAAGATCTATTGTTAAAGTTACCCGTATCGATCAGGATGGTGGTATCCTTTCGGCTGAATTCATTAAATATGGTATTGGTTATGGTACAGACTTTAGTGTAGATGTAAACCCATTATTAGACTACTATGCACCATTGAGTGGCGAACACTCTTCTGCAAATGCAGTTCCAGGTGGTTTAAGTATCATCGATGTTATGAATGGTTTTTCAGAACAAGGTTATATTAACCGAGATGACTACGCAAGAACAGATACAGATAACTATGCTGATGGTACTTACGCTGGTTCTGTTTTAAGAGAATTCTCTGCCCAGCCTTCTGGTGGTATTACAGTTAGTAATATCCACGAACCTGCCACATTGAATATTAAATTGGGATCATTGGCAAAATATCCAGGATATTATTCTTCCAACGATGGTTTCTTATCTGATGCGATTTTTATTCAAGATAGTAGATACTATCAGGCATTTTCTTATGTATTGAGAATTGATGAAAGATTAGCAACTTATAGAACTGCAGTAAGAACAATGGTTCACCCTGCAGGTACTGCATTGTTTGGTGAATTCTTAATTCAAAATAACTTTGACATATCAGTAACTCTGCAATCTCTTATTAAGATTCTTGCTGTTACAGTTTCTGATACTGTAACAATGGTCGATATTAACAGACCAATATTTGATGTATCAAAAGCGTTGAATGATTATCCAGTTGTGACTGAGTCCCACACATTCAGAATGGATAAAGCGTTAGACGACTCTATTGACACACCAACAGATTTGGCTACTTTATTTACAAGTAAAGTTTTATCAGACTCCATTAGCACTCCATCTGATAGTGATATTACTTTCAACACAGGTAAAGCACTTTCAGATTCTATTTCAACCCCAACAGATTCAATAACTGCTAAAGATTTCGGTAAGGCAGTGTCTGACTCTATTTCAACCCCAACAGATTCTCTCGTCAAAGCGGTAGCTAAATATCTTACAGATACAGAGACTATGTCAGAAGCTGATGATGGGTATGTAGCAATGAATCCATATAGTCAGGGTGGGTATTTCAGTATCCACCCGATTATTTACGACAATACTGTGGACGCAACATTTGGTTCAACTGTTGATACCAATAACTATACATAGTATAAAATTAAACCCTTAATAGGAGATTCCTAAAAATGAATGTACAAGAAAATTTAAAACCTACTGGACTCGTTACTGTAGTCCACAAAAATGCAGCTGGTGAAGTTATTAACGAATTCAAAGTTAAAAACTTGGTAGTTACTTCAGGTAAAAACCACATCGCTGCAAAGATTGCTGCAACTACTAACAGTCCAGCTTCTATGACTCACATGGCTATCGGTACTGGAACTACTTCTCCAGCTGCTGGTGACACAACTCTTGGTACTGAAGGTGGTCGTGTATCACTATCAGCAACTGTTGTTTCTACTAACACAGTAACTTATACTGCAACATTCCCAGCTGGTACTGGTACTGGTGCTGTTACTGAAGCTGCTGTATTCAATGCATCTTCTGGTGGTACTATGCTTTGCCGTACTACTTTCTCTGCAGTTAACAAAGCGTCTGGTGATTCTATCGCCATCACTTGGGTTGTTACAGTAAGTTAATAAAAATGACAATCACATCTTCTCTTTTAAAAACTCTCTTACACAAAACCATCGCTGATGGATTGTTTAAAGAGGTTCAATCTCGTAATTCGAGATACTACTATTTCCTTGGTAAGACAATTAAATGGGAAGATGAGACTGCGCCACCATTTCCAACTGACTCTTACAAGTATGAAAAGGCAACTCGTAATGAAATTATTACTCTGAAAGAAATCAAACCTTCAGATGTTGCTTTTGTTATTCCAAGGATTGATTGGGTTTCTGGTACAGTTTACGATATCTATGATGATCAGTATTCAACTGAGGTTATTGGTATTAATATAACTGATGGTGGAAATACTTACACTAGTACGCCAACTATTGTTATCGATCCACCAGATTTATTTGGTGGAGTTCAGGCTACAGCTACAGCAACCATGTATAACAGTAAAATTATTGGTTGTACTATGACTCATACTGGTTCTGGTTACACAAACCCTCCAGCGATAACATTTGTTGGTGGTGGTGGTGATGCTGATACTGCTCATGCGGTTGGTGTTTTATCAAAAGCTCCAAGCAATTCGCAAAAATTAGAAGAAGCTCAGTTTTATGTAATGACTGACGAATTTAATGTTTACAAATGCCTCGATAATAACAATGGAGCATTTTCAGTAAATAAACCTATTGGCACTCAAGTTGCTCCGATTACTCTTTCTGATGGGTATGTTTGGAAGTACATGTATAATGTGCCAATTGCTCTCCGAACAAAATTCCTAACAGCCGATCAAATTCCTGTTATTACAGCTTTGACTCAGCAATTTTATTCAGCTGGTGGTATCGAATCTGTTATTATTCAAAACAGAGGATCTGGATACACCCAAGCAACATTGACTGTTGCTGGTGATGGATACTTGGAAGCTGATCCAGTATACCTTTCTGCAATTACATATACCAACCACGGAACTAATTATTCTGATGGCGATACTATCACAATTGCAAAACCAATGGATACTGCAGCTTCTTGGACTGAAAATACTGCATACTATTTTGGTGTTAAACTTCTTTCATCAGAAAATAATATTTACGAGGTAGTTCAAGCTGGAACTACTGGGATGGTAGAACCGACTCATAAAGCTGGTACTGTTGAAAACGGAACTGCTGCTTTAAAATTTATTGGATCAGTGCCTAAAGCATATCCATCATTTAGTGGTGGTGCTATTACAGTTAATGTTCTTGGTGGTGTCCGTGAAGTTGATTTAACATCATTTGGTTCTGGATATAATTCTAATCCAACAATTTCGTTTTCACCACCAACAAAAACTTTTGCTGGAACTGCAGTAAATACCACATCAGAGGTTATTACAATTGGTTCACATTGGTTTTCTGATGGGGACAAGGTTAAATATTCTACTGGTGGTGGGACTGCTATCGGTGGTTTAGTTAATAATACAACATACTATGTAATTAAAAATTCTTCAACTGCAATTAAATTGGCAAGCACTTATCAAAATGCCATGGATGGTATTGCAGTAAATATAACTTCTGCTGGTGTTGGTATTGCCCATACTATATCAAATCAGTTAAATTTGCCAACTGCTTTTGCAAACCTTTCTCCTACTGGTGTTGTAAAAAGAATTATTATTACAGAACCAGGAAATAACTATACAGAACCACCAACAGTAACAATTGGTAACCCATGGACTGCTTCAACATCAGTTAATGCTGGAGATCAATACTTTGTTGCTAATCGTTTATATACGGTAAAGACATCTGGTACTACAGATTCTTCTACTGCACCAACAGGAACATCTCTCGGTGTTGCTGAACAAAATGGTACTGCATATTTTACCTATGTCGGTTCTGCTGCAGCAGGTGAAGCAGTATTAAGATATGGTGCTGGATATAACGGAAATCCATCGATCACCATTAATACAACTACTGGCTCTGGGTTCTCTGCTTCATTTACTTCTATTAAATCTGAAGCAAAGTTAATTCCGTTGATTGAAAATGGTCAAATTAATGGTGTGCAAATTGATGAAGCTGGAATTGGTTATAGTGCTGCAACAATTACCGTAACAGGCGATGGATCAGACGCTAACCTTACAGCAGATATTGCAATCGGTAACATTAATACTCTACAAGCAAACAATGAATTATTGACAGTAGATGGTTCTATTAATAACATTCAAGTAATTAGTCAAGGTTATGGGTATGGTACTGCAACAGTAACTATTGAAGGTGACGGTAGCGGTGCTAGTGCTGTTGTTGTTCTTGCTGGTGGTAAAATTTCCAAAATTAGAATGACGAATTATGGTTCTGGATATACTTACGCTAATGTAACTATTACTGGTAACGGATATGCAGCTTCTGCTAGAGCAATCATCTCTCCATTTGGTGGTCACGGTAAAGATGCATATGAAGAATTGTTTGCGAGAACATTAATGTTTTATTCGAATGTATCCTTAGATAAAAATCAAGGGTTTGATGTAAACAACGATTATCGTCAAGTTGGTATTATTAAAAATATCCGTGGATATGGTGTAACAACTAGATACGATTCCGCTTTAGGTTCTGCTTGTTTTGTTGTTGAAGGATCTTTTGATACTGCTTCGTTTAAACAAGATATGATTATAACAACTCCAAGAACTGTAAATGATACAGTTTACTACAGAAATTATAGAATTGTTTCTGTAAATGCCAGCGGAACTGGTATGTTGGTTCAGATGTTGGATAATGACCCTCCGCAAATTTCGGATGTTATGACGAATCCAACAAATCAATTTTTTACAGTTACTGCGATAGGTAACCCAACTGTGGATAAATATTCTGGTGACTGTTTGTTTATTGATAACAAAGCAGGATTTACTCCGTCTAAAGACGAGACAGTTACTTTGAGAACTGTCATCAAATTCTAAACTAAATAGTGTATAACCAATAAAAGAAGACCTGAAATATGCTTAATTTCAATACCGAACCGTATAATGACGATTATGATGAGGATAATAAATTTTATCGAGTCCTCTTTCGCCCTGCGTTTGCGGTTCAAGCACGAGAATTAACTCAGTTACAAACAATCCTCCAAAAACAAGTTTCAAGAAATGGTGATTCTCTGTATAAACAGGGAGCCATGGTTATTCCTGGACAGGTTTCTATTGATACTAAAGCACAGTATGTAAAATTACAATCAAATTATTCTGGCGTTAATATTGAAACATATGTTCAAAATCTTGAAGGAAAATTCGTTACTGGTTCTAACGGAATTAAAGCACAAATTATTAAAGTTGCACGAGCAACTGTTTCTGATCCAACAACAATTTTTGTTCGTTATACAACTTCTGCAACTGATGGTATTACTCACACATTTGCAGATAGTGAAACTGTAACTATCGATGATGGTAGTAATTTTCCATTTCAAGTAGCAGCTTCAGATTCTACTGGTATCGGCTCTTTGGCAACAATCCAAAGAGGTGTTTACTATGTTAATGGTTTCTTTACTCTTTGTGCTGACCCAGCAACTGGTGGTGCACAAACTATCGTTCTCGACAAATATAGCGATACACCTTCATATCGTGTAGGTTTATCTATCGTTGAAGATTTAATCGTTCCAGAAGCTGATGAAACTCTTCTTGATAATGCTCAAACTTCTTATAACTTTGCAGCTCCTGGTGCTCATAGATATCACATTGATTTGATATTAACAAAGTTGCCTTATGCCAGTGAAGATGACGCAAGTTTCGTCGAGTTGTTGAAAGTAACCAATGGCCAATTACAGCGTTTAGTTAATACAACTCAGTATAATGTTCTTGAAGAAACATTGGCTCGTAGAACTTATGACGAGTCTGGAAATTATACTGTTAATCCTTTTATAATTGATGTTCGTGAAGCAAGAACAAATGATCGTGGAGAATGGTCTACCACTCCTACTGCATATCTTATTGGCGACATTGTTTCTAATAATGGAAAATATTATACTGCTAAAAATTCTGCAACATCAGCAAATAGTGTTCCACCAACACACTCTTCTGGTACTGCGTTTGACGGATCAGGCAATACTGGTGTAAACTGGGAGTACACATTAACTCCAGCATGGAATCGTGGTGTTACATTTGATGGTAGTGAAGACCAATTGGCTATTGGGTTTGAACCAGCTAAAGCCTATGTAGACGGATATGAAATTCAAAAAGTTGCTGCTGAATATGTTTATATTGATAAATGTAGAGACGCAAAACATCAAGTTCAAGTAACTGGTGCTTTAGTTCCGCAAACTGTTGGTAATTATATTATGGTAAATGCGATTAATGGTTTACCACCAGTTGATACTTACAGCGTTATTAGTCTGTATGATCAATATACAATGCAAGCAACTACTGCATTGACAGGTCAACTAACAGTTACAACAAGCAGTACTGCTGTTACTGGTGGTAGTGGTGGTAATGCAACTGCTTTCACAACTGAGTTAATTGTTGGACAAAATATTTACAACTCAGCTGGTGTTTATGTTGGTACTGTAGCATCTATTACTGATGCAACTCATTTAACTTTAACTGCAAATGCTGCTGTTGCTCTTTCAGGTGCAGCTGCAAAGAAAGATGGTCGTGGAACTCACAATGGTACTCTTGTTGGTACTGCTCGTGTTCGTTTCATTGAGTGGGACAGTGGAACTATTGGTACACAAAGTTCTTACTATAAATTAGGTTTATTTGACATTCAAATGAATCAAGGATATAACTTCTCAACTAATGTTAAGGCTGTATATTTTAATAATTCTGGTGGTGGACTTTCGTACGACTTTACTGCTGATATTGTCCCAATTTGGAATAATGTTGCTGGTGTTAGACCAATAATTGGTAACGCTACTGCGTCAAATAGTACAACAATTACTGGTGCTGGTACTTCATTCCAAACAGATTTGGTTGCTGGTGACTATGTATATTTCAATGGTCTTTCTGGATCATATCGTAGAGTAACTGCAGTTAATAGCCAAACATCTATTACAGTTGATACCGCAATCACTGTAACTGGAACAACTATTGGAAAAGTTGCTACTCAAATTTTTGAACCACAAAATGAGGCACTGTTATTTACAGTTCCATACTATGCTACAAAATCAGTTACTGGTTCCGACTCGACAAATAGAGTCTATTATACAGCTTATGAGAAATTTAGCGCAACAACCTCTTCTGGTTCTGGTGGATCCTGTACTCTAAGCATTTCAGCAACCAGCGGTAATATGATTTCTGCAGCACAAGCAGACAATTATCAGTTGGTGGATAATACTACAGGATTGACTGTTCCAATTTCTTCTGGAAACATTGCTGTTAATGGAGCATCAACTGTATTTACTCTATCTGACACATATGCATCAAGATCTTTTAGTATTATTGGTGGTGTTGTTAAGACAGGATCAAATTTAACAAGAAAGACAAAAACTCTTTCTGTTCCTACTACTAAAACATTTACAACTCAAGCGACTGCAACTGCTTCTATTTTATCTCTTGGTGTTGCAGACGCATATAGAATTATTAGTGTTTTGATGGACACTGGAACTTTTGCAGCTCCAGATAACAACTATTCTATTGATATTTCAGATCGTTATGATTTTGATAATGGTCAAAATATTTCTTACTATGGTCTTTCTAAATTAATTTTAAAACCATCGTATACTGCTCCAAACGCATCGGTTCAAATTGTTTTTGAGTACTTTACTCATGGCAACGGAGATTACTTTACAGTAGATTCTTATACAGATATTCAATATAAATTGATTCCTGCTTTTAATGGAGTTCCCCTTCGTGATGTAATTGACTTTAGACCAAAAATTGACGATAATGGAACTACATTTGTTAGTGCAACAAATTCTGGTCAATGTTCTCTTGTTCCAAAACGAGGTGTTGATATTGAAGCTGACATCAGCTACTATCTTGGCAGAACTGATAAAGTAGCAATTGATCGAAAAGGAAACTTCTTTCAAATTGTTGGAAATCCAGGAGCCAATCCTTCTGATCCTCCTGATCCAAATCAGGGCATGCTTCTTTACAAATTGGAAATTGAACCATATACATTCGGTACTAGTGCTGGAAATGTAAAAACTACAAAAACAGAAAACAAACGATACACAATGCGTGATATCGGTAAACTAGAACAAAGAATCAATACTTTAGAGTATTACACATCTTTGTCATTACTAGAACAACAAACTCAAGCCACTGCAGTTATTGATTCTGCAACTGGTCTAAACAGATTTAAAAATGGATTTATTGTTGATAATTTTAGTGGACATTCTGTTGGTGATGTAAACAATGTGGATTATTTCTGCTCGATTGATATGCAGAATAATGTATTGCGTCCATTCTATACAATGCAGAATGTCAACTTGATTGAAAAAGTTGCGACTAATGCTGATCGTTTATTGGCAAATTACAATAACATTGGTGGTTTGATTACTTTACCAATTATTGGCAACCCTGCGTTGATTACTCAACCATATGGTTCTCGTTTAGAAAACATTAATCCTTTTGCTATCTTTACTTTCTTGGGTCAAGTAAGCATTAACCCACCATCAGACAATTGGTTTGAGGTTGAGCGTCGCCCAGACATTATTAATAATATAGAAGGTGATTTCAATACTATCGTTTCATTAGCTCAAAAAGCTGGTGTTCTTGGTACTGTTTGGAATGCATGGCAAACACAGTGGACAGGAACAACTCAATCTTCAGGTGCTATTAAATATACTTTCGGTAGCAACTGGGCTTCTGGATTTGGTGATGTTCGTCTTAGCCAAGCTGAAGTTCAAGCAAAGTTCGGTAATCTTGGTTGGGGTAATGCTCGTCAGATTACATCTGAAACATTTGCTACTGAAGTTGGTCAGTCAAGAACTGGTGTAAACACTAGTGTTGTATCAAGAATTGATACTCAATTCGTTGATGACAGAATTCTATCTACTGCTGTTATTCCATATATCCGTTCTAGAAATGTTCTTATTCAGACAACTGGAATGAAACCATTAACTCAGGTTTATGCTTCTTTTGACAGTCAGGATATTACATCTTACTGCACTCCAGCAACAAAAATTACATTTACTGGAACAGGACAATTTAATAGTGATCAATCTGTAGGTAGCGATGTAGTTGTTGCTGCAAGATTGATTAATGTCGATTCTCAGGTATGTTTGAATACTGGTGATGTTATTACTGGTGGGACTTCTGGGGCAACTGCGGTTGTTGTTGGAACTGAAAATATACTAAATGATGCTAATGTAATCGTAACTAGAAATGTTTATGTTGTAAACATCAAGGGAACATTCCAAGCTAACGAAACAATTACTGGTAGTATTAGCCATAATGTTGGAACTGTTGTTACTGCTCCAACAGTTAAAACTGAGGGTAACTCTCTAGTAACCGATGTTAATGGTAAATTACAATTTTTATTCTTGATTCCAAACAGCGATTCTATTCGTTTCCGTTGTGGCCAAAGAACTCTGACTCTTACTGACTCTGCCGCAAATAGCGTATCAACAACCAAAGGTTCTGCAACATACTATGCACAGGGAACTTTACAGGTTAAACAGGCAACATATAATGCTGTTCGAAATGGTACTTTAGTTCAAAATCAAGTTTCCGATACCAGAACGATCACTCAAACATCAGAGCGTATTGTTGCTGATACTGGTTGGTGGGATCCGTTGGCTGAGACTTTCCTCGTTAGCAGTCCAGGTGGAGCATTCTTAACTGGTGTTGATTTATTCTTCGCTACCAAAGATTCAAAAGTTCCAGTGCATATTGAAATCCGTGAAGTTGTTAACGGATATCCAGGTATTAATATTTTACCTTTCTCTCAGGTTGCGTTGAATCCAGAGCAGGTAAATATTTCAACAAATAAAGTAACATTACCAGATGGTTCACAAGTTCCATCTTATGATACTCCAACAAGATTTACATTCTCATCACCTGTTTATGTTAAAGATGCAACTTCCTACGCTTTAGTTGTTGCTTCTGATTCTAACGGATACAATACATGGGTTGCTCGTATGGGTGATCAAATTCCAGGATCTTCAAGAACTATTTCTCAGCAACCATATGCTGGTGTTTTGTTTAAATCACAAAATGGATCAACATGGACTGCAGATCAAAACGAAGACTTGATGTTCACTATTTACAGAGCACAGTTTGATACTTCAGTTATTGGTAATGTTGAATTTGTGAACGATCAGTTGCCGACAACTATATTAGATGCAAATTCAATTGAGACTAATACTGGTTCTGCGAAAATTAAAATTTATCAAAGAAACCATGGTTTGACTCCAACTAGTATTGTTACAATTAATAATACTGATGATACTAAAATCCATGGAGTTACTGCAACAGGAACTATAACCTGCTCAACTGGTAGCACAACAGTTACTGGACACTCATCGGCATTCCAAACAGATATTGGCGATTTAACATTAGGTAGAGGAAATGTTATCTATACCAATGAATCGACTCCAAGATATGTTGGTGTTGTTTCTTCTGTTGCTAGTGGTAGTGATGTTTCTTTGACATTAGTTTCTAATGCTGCAATTACATTGAGTTCAAATACTGCGTTCAAGGTAGTTCAATCTATCAATGGTATCCCTGCAACTGAAGTATACAAAATACAAACAGTTGCCGTTGTCGTTGACCAAGATAATTACATAATCAATACTACAACTGCAGCAACTCAATATGGGTATACTGGTGGAAATACTGTTACGGCTAATGGACAAATTGCATACAATACTTTACAACCATCTGCTCAGATTCAAACTTTCTCTGAAACTACATCATTGTTTTCTGTTAAGACAACAAGCGGAACATCAATTAATGGAGTAGAAGCTCCATACTACAGAGATAGTGATTGGACTGGTATAACACTAAATGATAACAATGATTATGCTACAACTAGAGTAGTTGCTTCACAACAAAACGAGAACTATTATCTTTCTGGAAATAAATCAGCAACCATGTTGTGTAAAATTAGTTCAACTAATGATGCATTATCTCCAGTAATTGATACTACTCGTATTGGATTAATTGCAATCGCAAATAAAATTAATAAACCAGATCATACATATACAAATCAAGGTGGTATTGATGATAATGCGTTCTTGACATCAAACACTACAGTTGGATTCAGTGGTGCTACGATAACAACATCAGACACCACTTCTAAGGGTATATTCTTAACTGCAAAGGTTGGTCGTTATTTAACTATTAGTGGTGCTACTAGCCCTGCTGTTGGAAATAATGGAACATATGTAGTTACTGCAGTAGCAACAGATGGTTCTTCAATAACACTTGGAACAGAAACTTCTAATGTAGTTATTCCTGTTTCGTTTACTAGCAAGTCTGCTGGTGACTCGATAACAATTACTCAGGGTAATACTTTTATTAGTGAGATCTCTCCAATTGGTAGTTCTACAATTAGTAAATATGTAACTCAGAAAACAAACTTAACAACTCCAGCTACTACGCTGAAAGTTATTATGTCTGTTGTTTCGCCAACCAATTCTAGTGTTGATGTTTATTATAAAATATCTCCAGTTGGTAGCAAAAACGCATACGACACTATCAATTATACAAAATTGGCACCAGATGCACTATTACCGAAAGTTCAATTTGGTAACGATACATATAGTGAAGTAAACTTTACTACGACTGGGCTAGGTGCATTTGATGCCTTTACAGTTAAATTAGTATTTACTTCTACGAATGGATCTGAAATAACTAAAGTTAAAGATTTACGAATTATTGCTTGCACATAATGGTTGAATATCTAAAAGTTGAAGGAAACTCCTCTCTAGTTAGAGAGGTTTCTTCTAATGCGATTATAAACATGAATTATTCTGAGTATGAAAATTATATGAAGAATCGTGATATTGCGTTGGCTAGAAAAACTCAATTAGAACAGAATACAGACGAGATAAATAATATAAAGCAAGACATCAGCGAGATTAAGCAAATGCTCCAATTGTTGATAAAGACTAAGGAAGATTAATGGCAACACTAGTGCTACGAACTGTCAAAGGCAGTCCACTAACAAATCAAGAGGTAGATGATAACTTCAATAACTTGAACACCGATGTTCAGGCTAAGTTAGATGCATCCACATATACTGCTGCTGATATCCTTACAAAACTTAAAACAGTTGATGGTCCATCTTCTGGACTAGACGCAGACTCCGTTCACGGATTGGTTGGTTCTTTAACAAATACACCATCTTCACTGGTTGGTCGTGATTCTAACGGAGACATTTTCTTCGAAACAGGTCACGCAACTTTGATGATCTCAAATCTTCAGGGAAATGTAACAGGTAATGTAACAGGTAATGTTTCTGGGACTGCCTTGAATGTTACTGGAACTGTTGGATTAAACAATGGTGGTACTGGTGCAACTAGTGCTGAAACTGCCAGAACAAATCTTGGTTTGGGTACTATGGCTACTCAAGCATATAATAATGTGAATATTACTGGTGGATCTATTGCTGGTATTACTGCATTGGCTATTGCTGATGGTGGTACAGGTTCTACGACTGCTGCTCAAGCAAGATCTAATCTTGGTTTGAATATTGGTTCTGACATTCAACCATTCAACAATATTCTTACAATTTTATCTAGCGTTACACCAGCTTCAGATAAACTTTCTTACTTTAGTACTTCTTCTGCTGCAGCAGTTACAGATTTTACTGGATTCGGTAGAAGTCTTGTTGGACAAGCGTCTGCTGCGACATTAAAAACATTATTATCTTTAAATGTTGGCTCCGACATTCAAGCGTATGACGCTGACTTAGCTGCATTAGCTGCACTCGCAACCACTGGTATTATTGTTAGAACTGGCGCAGGCACTGTTACTGCGAGAACACTTCAGGCTGGTGCAAATATTTCCATAACAAATGGTAGTGGAGTTTCTGGAGATCCAACTATTGCTGTTACTGGTTTGGCTACTGTTGCTACCAGTGGTTCATATAACGACCTATCAAACAAACCAACAATTGTTGGTCAAATCCAGTCAAACTGGACTCAAACAAATAATGTGCAAGCAGATTTTATTAAGAACAAACCTACACTAGCAACAGTTGCTACTAGTGGTTCATATAACGATCTATCAAATAAACCTGCACTAGCAACTGTTGCTACTAGCGGTTCTTATGCTGATTTGATAAACAAACCTAATACAGTGCCATCTGGTTTGATTAGTTTGTGGTACGGGAATAGTACGAATATACCTGCTGGTTGGGTATTGTGTAATGGATCAAACGGAACTCCAGACTTAAGAGACAGATTTGTTATTGGTGCTGGTGGTGGTTATGCTGCTGGTACTACTGGCGGTAGTGCAGACTCTGTTGTTGTATCTCACACCCACACTGCGTCTTCAACAGTAAACGATCCTGGCCACTCTCACCCATTAACGCATGCACCAGTTGCTGGTAATTATCTTGGTGGCACTTCTTCCTTCCAGATTTCTAATACACAAAGTACTGGTGTCGCAACTACTGGTATCAGCGTCAGCACTTCTATCTCTGCTACTGGTAATAGCGGAACAAATGCAAACTTACCACCATACTACGCTCTCTGCTACATTATGAAGACATAATAAATAGGAAAGCACAGGAACAATAATGACTACAATTGTAACAAGAATTACGAATCCAACTGGTGGTACTGCCAAAGGCTCTCCTTTAACGAGTCAGGAAATTGACGCAAACTTTATTAATCTTAACGATAATAAGTTAGAGGTAACAGCTGTAAATAATAATTCTATTACTGCTTCCTTTACTAGTCTTGGTGTTGGTACTGCAGCGTCTACTACTGCTGGTGAAATTCGTGCGATTAACTCAATCACTTCTTACTACTCGGATGAGAGATTAAAAACTAATGTAGAGTTAATTCCAAATGCTTTGGAAAAAGTCTTACAGCTAAGAGGTGTTACATATAACGCTAATGAGTTGGCTGAGTCTTTTGGATTTACAAATAAAGAAACTCAGGTTGGAGTTCTTGCAGCTGATGTAGAAAAAGTTTTACCTCAGGCAGTTAAACCTGCACCATTTGATATTATGGTATTTGAAAATACAGAAATGTCTCGTTCAGGTGAAAACTACAAAACAGTTCAATACGAAAAAATTGTTCCATTGCTAATCGAAGCAATTAAAGAATTGGAAGCCCAAGTAAAAGAATTAAAGGGTGTTAAATAATGGCAACTAAACCAACAATTCTTGGACCAGAAGCACTGCAGTTACCTGCTGATACTTCAGCGAATAGACCATCTCCAGTTCAGGGGATGCTTCGTTACAATACAGATATTGGATTAGCCGAAGTTTATACTTCTGCTGGTTGGACTGCTATTGACGCTCCTCCTGCAATAACATCTATTAGTGGTATCATTAACGAGAATGTTAGTACAACGCTAACAGTTAATGGAACAAATTTTAAATCTGGATCTTATGTTCAGATTGAAGGTGCTGGTGTTTCTAATACTCCAAGAATTTTAGGAACAACTTATGTTAATGCAACTCAATTAACTGCAGTTACTAATGCTTCATTAACATCTTATGTTGGTGGTGCATCTTTCGATGTTAAAGTAGTTAATCCATCTGGTTTGTCTGGTGTTCTTACTTCTGCTGGAACTATTGATAGAACTTTGGTTTGGTCAACTTCTGCTGGTTCTCTAGGAACTTTATATGGTGGCGCATCGGCTAATATATCACTATCTGCTTCGGATGGCGACTCTCAATCTGTAACATTTTCAATAACATCAGGTTCACTACCTTCTGGACTCTCAATGAGTTCTTCAGGTGTTATTACTGGTACTGTTCCTGATACAACTGCAACATCTTCCTTTACTGTAACTGCAATAACAACCACAACTGGTATTAGTGTTGCCAGAGCATTTAGTATTTCAACTATTAAGAGATTGCTGGCAGTTAATGGAACTACCTATTATAACACTGGTTCAACGCAGACTGTAACTCTTTCTTCAGCTGGCACAGTTTATCCAATTACAGTTTATGCTGCTCATAGTTTAACTATATCTATGGCTGGTGCTCAAGGTGGTACTGTTTATGGTAGCGGATCAGCTATTTCTGGTTATGGTGGTTATGTTCAAGGAACTTATTCAAGTATTCCAGCAGGAACATACTATGCTGTAGTTGGTGCAACTACATCAAGCAACACTGGTGGATATCCAGGTGGCGGTGGCGGTGTTTCACAAACCAACGGAGGCGGTGGTTTCTCTGGTTTCTGGTCAGGAACTTCTGATCCTTTGAACACTGGTAATAGATCTACATACTATTTAATAGCAGGTGGTGGTGCTGGTCACTCATCTGACCTAACTGCAGGTGCTGCAGGAGGAAGTCCTGGATCAACTAGAGGTGGTGATGCTGGTTATCCAACAGGATCTGCAGGTAATGGTAACAACGGTAGTATGACAATTCCAGGAGGTGGCACTCAATCTGCTGGTGGATCTGCTGGTTTGAATGTTAACGGAAGTACACAAGGTACTAGTGCTGGTTCTGCGTTCTATGGTGGATCTGCTGGCGACTGCGGTGGATCTGGCCAAGGTGGTGCTGGTGGTGGCGGTTGGTATGGTGGCGGTGGTGGTAATGCTCACTGCGGTCAAGGTGGTGGTGCTGGTGGCGGTGGATCATCTTACTATAACAGTTCATATATTTCTAGTTTCACCTACTCCAACGGAGCCAGAGATGGTAATGGATATGTTACATTGGCAATAGGATAATAAATGGCAACTAAACCAACAATTCTTGGACCACAGGCGATAACTCTTCCTGCAGACACATCGGCAAATAGACCGAGTGGTGTTGAGGGAATGATGCGTTACAATACAACTATCGGCTTGGCAGAAATTTATACAGCCAATGGATGGACTGCAATTGATGCACCTCCAACAGTTGGTAGTATTTCTGGTATTATCAACCAAGACATTAATACAACTATTACTGTTACTGGAACAAATTTTAAATCTGGATCTTATGTTCAGATCGAAGGTGCTGGTGTAAGCGGTGTGCCACGAGTACTGTCAACAACTTATGTAAATTCTACATCTTTAACTGCAGCAACTGCAGCTGCATCAGTCAACTATGTTGGTGGTGCATCCTTTGATCTTAAAGTTGTAAACCCTTCTGGATTGACAGGTGTTCTTACTGCTGCTGGATCTATTGATAGAGAACCAGTTTGGTCAACATCGGCTGGTTCGTTGGGTTCATTGAATGGTGGATCTTCTGCAAATATTTCTTTATCTGCATCTGATCCTGACGGACAAGCGATAACATTTAGTATAGTTACTGGTTCACTACCTTCTGGTCTCTCAATGAGTTCTTCAGGTGTTATTACTGGTACTGTTCCTGATACAACTGGAACTAGCAGTTTTACAGTTAGAGCATCTGCAAATACTGTTTATGCCGATCGTGCATTTAGTATTGCAACAGTTAAGAGATTGTTGGCTGTCAATGGAACAACTTACTATAACACTGGTTCTACTCAAACAGTAACCTTGTCTAGTGCTGGTACTGTTTATCCGATTACAGTTTATGCCACACATAATTTGACTGTAACTTGCGTGGGCGCATCAGGAACATTAAACTCGCAGTGGAATGTTGCTTCTGGTGCAGGATATGGCGGTTCTGTAACTGGTACATATTCATCTATTCCAACAGGTACATACTATGTTGTAGTTGGTACTTCTCCATCATCAACAGAGTCTGGTTATCCAGGAGGTGGTTCTGGTGGTTCTGGCGGTGGTGGCGGTGGCGGTGGTTTCTCTGGTTTCTGGTCAGGAACTAACGATCCATTGAACTCTGGAAATAGATCCACCTACTACCTAATCGGGGCGGGTGGTGCTTCTCACTCTGTTGATACCTCAATCACTTCATCCAATCGTGGTGATGGTGGATACCCTACTGGTCAAGTTGGTAACTACAACTCAGCAAATGCTGTGTCAACAGGTGGTACTCAATCCGCTGGTGGTTCTGCTACTGTATCTCTAGACGGAACAGTTCAGGGTGCGACTGCTGGTTCTGCATTCTACGGTGGATCTCCAGGTACTTGCGGTAATGGTGGTGGAGCAGGTGGTGGTGGATGGTATGGTGGTGGCGGTGGTTCTTCGCACTGCGGTCAAGGTGGTGGTGCTGGTGGCGGTGGATCATCTTACTATAACTCATCTTACATTTCTAGTTTCTCTTATGTCAACGGAACTAGAAGTGGTTCTGGTTATGTAACTTTAGCAATAGGATAATAATAATGGGTCAACCAACAATTCTTGGACCAGAAGCAATTACTCTCCCTGCAGATAGTTCTGCAAATCGCCCAACTGGCGTAGAGGGTATGATTAGATTTAACACAGACATTGGTTTGATGGAAGTTTACACAGCCAATGGATGGACTGCTGCAGATACTCCTCCTGCGATTACATCTTTTAGTGGAACGATCAACCAAGATCAAAATTCAACAATAACAATTAATGGAACAGGATTCAAAGCTGGATCTATTGTTTATATTAATGGTGCTGGTGTTAGTACTGTTCAAAGAGCATTATCTACTACCTATGTAAATTCAGCTCAATTAACTGCAGCAACTGCTGCTGCATCAGTCAACTATGTTGGTGGTGCATCTTATTCTATAAGAGTTCAAAATCCATCAGGACTATCTTCAATTTTAGATCCAGCTGGAACAGTAGACAGAGAACCAGTTTGGTCAACATCGGCTGGTTCGTTGGGATCGTTCAATGGCGCAGCTTCTGCAAATATTACGCTATCAGCTTCAGATCCTGATAGTAATACAATTTCATTCAGTGTAGTTTCTGGTTCACTACCTTCTGGACTCTCATTGAGCACTAGCGGTGTAATTACAGGAACATTCCCTGATACTTCAGCGACTGCATCTTTTACAGTTAGAGCAACTGCAAATAATTTCTATGCTGATCGTGCATTCAGTATAACTACTGTTAAGAGATTGCTAACAGTCAACGGAACTACCTACTACAATACTGGTACTACTCAAACAGTAACTCTGTCATCAGCTGGAACTGTTTATCCAATGACTGTTCATAATGCTCATAGTTTAAGGGTAACTTGTGCTGGCGCAAGAGGTGGTATTAGTAGTCCATCAAATACTCCTGGAGGTTTTGGTGCTATTATGACTGGCACATACTCTAGTATTCCTGCAGCTTCTAACTACTATGTTGTGGTTGGTGCGACTGGAAACTTCCAAGGCAGTAGTAATGTGGCTGGTGGATATCCTGGTGGTGGTCCATCAGGCGGTGGCGGTGGAACTACTGGTGGTGGCTTCTCTGGTTTCTGGTCAGGTACTAGCGATCCATTGAACACTGGTAATAGATCTACATACTACATAGTCGGTGGTGCTGGTGCTGGTGCTGGCGACGGAGATACTCCAAATAGCGGACATGGTGGATACCCAGCTGGTGGTCAAGGAAACACAAATACTGCCAACCGAATTGCACAAGGTGGCAGTCAATCCTCTGGTGGTGTAGGTGGAATCGACGCTGCAGGTTCTTCAAATGGTTGCGGTGACGGATCTGCATTCTATGGTGGCCAAAACGGTAACTGCGGATCTGCTGGTGGCGCAGGTGGTGCTGGTTGGTTCGGTGGTGGTGGAATGACTTCACATTGTGGTCAAGGTGGTGGTATGGGTGGAGGAGGTTCTTCCTACTATAATTCGTCATATATATCAAGTCTCTCATATGACGGATCTGGTTCTGGATCCAATAATGGTAGTGGTTATGTAACTTTAGCAATAGGATGATAAAATGAAACACGAACATTTAGATAATGTAGATATTGGTGCTTATCAGGCATACGATGAAACTGATGAAACTCGTTCAAGATTGGATATTTGTAATACTTGTGAAGAGTATAATAAAACAACTAGAACCTGCGCTCAATGCAGCTGTTTTATGCCGTTAAAAGTTTTAATGCCTTTCGTAAAATGTCCACTAGGTAAGTGGGAAATGATGGGCGATGATAAACGACCTCTCTACGAGAAATGAAATAAACCCTCTTCGGAGGGTTTTTTGTTGCAACCAGCACTCTCGTAGATTATAAATAAAAGATAAAGCTGGAGACTTCTAATGGCAACAATTTCGAATTTAGTGATCGACCAAGGAACTACTTTTAGTAGCATCATTACGCTCACAAATCAAGACGGAACACCAATGGATTTGACTGATTTTACAGTAAGATCCCAGTTTCGTAAATCATATCAATCGTCTTCCGCAGTAAATTTTCAAGCATCTATATACGATGCAGCAGCTGGGCAGGTGCAATTAAAACTTGATCCTAGCGACACCACTGATATCCAGGCAGGTAGATACTTGTACGATATTGAGTTGACTTCACCAGCACCCGACTCTAGTAAGATTCGTGCGTTGGAAGGTCTTGTTATCCTAACGCCAGAAATTACAAAGACTTAACATGGCAGATATAACAGCAACAGTATTATCGAACCCAAATATTAATGCATCAATTGATGTTCCGTCGATCCCAGTAGTACCAGCAGTTGGTATTCGTGGGCAACGAGGACCACAGGGTATTCCAGGTGGGCAGGTTCCGCTGGGAAATCTAGACGATGTTGATGCATCGGGTAAAGAAAATGGTTCGGTATTAGTATACAAATCAAACACAAGTAGATGGACTGCCACCAGAAATCTGGATCTCCAGATTATGGAAGGTGGAGAATTTTAACGGAGAAGAATAAAAATGGCATCAATCATCCGAATTAAACGCAGTAGTACTTCAGGAAATCCAGCCACGCTGGGTGCTGGCGAATTAGCGTATTCAAATAAAGAAGCGACAGGAGAGTTTGCTGGCAGTGGTGATCGTCTATACATTGGTATGGGCACAGAAACTGCAGGTAATGCAGCGAACCATGTGGTTATCGGTGGTAAATATTTCACTGACAAATTAGATCATACACCAGGAACGCTAACTGCATCGTCAGCAATCATTGTTGATAGCAACAGTAAGATCGACCAACTTAATGTTGATAACTTAACATTAAATGGTAACACAATCAGTTCAACAGACACTGATGGTAATATTGAATTCACACCTGATGGTGATGGTTATGTAAAGATTAATGGAACAAATGCTTTAGTAATTCCAAAGGGAACTTCTGCTCAACAAGCACCTGCAGTTACTGCTGCTATCCGTTTTAATACTGATAATACTGCTTTTGAAGGTTACAATGGTACTAACTGGACATCACTCGGTGGTGTTAAATCAGTTGACCAAAACACATATGTAACTGCATCAGACAATGGCGATATCGATTTCTATTCTGATGAAGTTAATGTCGTTACTGTTGATGGCGATGGAATTGATATCAAGACCACAACTGCAACTACTTCTGATGGCACAACTGGTGCGTTGAAGGTTGCTGGTGGTGCATCTATCCAAGGTAACTTGTTCGTTGGTGGTAACCTTTACGGTATCGATGAAGTTAGTTCTAGCGCATATCTCGCTGCCAATGGTAATCCTACTGGCACTGGTACTACTGGTTATAGTTTT